CAGAATCTAGACCACGATCGTGTGTTTTTATACCGGCCGTGCGCAACGCATCAAGCATGGCCGTCATAGGAGGGCCGCCATTTAGAGCACGTTGTAAAGGATAATATGCTATGTTTTTAATCATAAATATTCTTGATGAAATATACTGTATGTACCACTTTTAACGCCAGCGGTTATGAGAAGTATGGCCGGCGCATGATCCAAACTTTTTTGCAGAATTGGCCTCAAGAGGTTCAATTGGTTGTGTATGCCGAATCTTGTGCGATAAGTGAATCAGCATCCAATCTGGTGGTACACGATTTAGAAACTGTCAGTCCAGAGTTGGTTGCGTTTAAAAATACCTGGCGTAGTGTTCCCAAAGCCAATGGTGATGTCAGTCAAGATCCTGTGAGAAGCAAACGCAAGGATGCCGGTAAAGGCTTTAAATGGGATGCTGTGAGATTTTCACACAAGGTCTATGCTGTGTTCCATTGTGCCAAAACTACTCAGTCAGACTGGTTGATATGGATGGATGCTGATACCATATGTCATAGCCCAATTACTACAGATAATTTAGTAAGACTTTGCCCGCCTGACAAAGATCTTTGTTTTTTAGGGCGTCGCGGCAAGTTTAGTGAATGCGGATTGTACGCAATAAATTTGCATAGCCCTGCTATGCAATTGTTTCTCCAAAAATTTCAACACATGTATGACCACGCAGTAGAAGGCATTTTTGAATTGGCTGAATGGCACGATAGTTTTGTTTTTGATGTTGTTCGACAAAAAGTAAAATTAAACGAGCTAGATTGGTCAAGCCATCTCATCGCAGGCGAAGGCCATCCCTTGATCAATTCTGAGTGGGGTGCGTACCTAGATCATCTCAAAGGCAAACGGAAGGCCATAGGACGCAGTCCTGCCTCAGACTTAAAAGTCCAACGTACCGAAGAATATTGGCAATGAACTGGATATTTCTCAACAAGAAAAACTCCGATGAGTATATAGAAATGTTTGCTCGCGGATCAGGTGCTGTGCCAACAAAATTAGAAACATGGCGCTACGAAGATAGTGACGCTCCGCTAGTGCTCCGCGGCATCATGAAACACAAGATTATCAAACAATGTTGGAAACACAAGAGACCATTTTGGTACATGGATTCTGGATATGTTGGTAATAGGCCCAATCCGCAAAATCCCAATGGATGGAAACAATGGCATAGATTGGTGCCCAATAACTTACAGCATGGAAATGTAGTGCCAAGACCTGCTGACCGTTGGCAACGTCACGGCATTGCCATGCCCGCACGCCGATATGGTAGCAAAATATTACTAGCAGTACCGGATGAAAAGCCTTGTGTGTTTTACAACATCAATCTTGCAGAATGGATTGATCAGACCATTGCCACAATCAAACAACACACTGATCAAGAAATTATCATACGTGAACGCAATCCCAATCGCCAAGCACGAGTGGCCAGTGACTTACAATCAGCACTGACCGATGTTCATGCTGTGGTAACATATAACTCAATTGCAGCCACAGAAAGTGTGCTGGCCGGCGTACCAGCGTTTGCACTGGCGCCATCAAATGCTGCCATTCCAGTATCAAACACCGACCTATCTAAAATTCACAATCCTTGGTATCCCGAGCAAGATCAAATCTATGCCTGGGCATGCCATTTGGCCTATGGGCAGTTTCATAATTCAGAACTGCTAGACGGCACTGCACTAAAAATATTACAGGAGATAAACAATGAGTGAACATTATGGATGGCACTTTCCCGACTTTGAAACACACTTTCCCAAAATGTTAAAGAAAAGTGTGGATAAAGGCCTTGCGCCAGAATATCAAGTTGCTGTGCGCCGTCGCAGTATTGAACTTTGTTCCAAGCGCGGAACTGCACTGGATATTGGTGCCAATGTAGGACTGTGGAGTCGAGACTTGGTTGATAATTTTACCAAAGTTGTTGCATTTGAACCAGTTGCTGTGTTTAGAAAGTGTTTGGAAAAGAACGTGAGTGGTGCTAACTTTTTTATCAGTCCACTAGCACTTGGTGATCATGATACTCAAGCCACCATGATCATTACAGAAGGCAACAGTGGGCACAGTCATTTGGATCCAGATACTCTGGGCACAGGTGATGTGCAAGTGGTAAAACTTGATAATTTAAATATAGAAAATGTAGACTATATAAAGATAGACTGCGAAGGTTACGAATATCGTGTGTTGCAAGGTGCAGAACAAACAGTAAAACGTTGCAGGCCTATACTGGTGATAGAACAAAAACCACATGACGCATACAGCAAAGACTATGGACAATTTGCTGCCATAGAGTTGTTAGAATCATGGGGTATGATCAAACTAGATCAAGTTAGAGATGATTGGATCATGGGATGGTAAGTTCTTATTATACAGAATCAGTTCGGCTAGGCACCGATTTTCAAGAAAGCAATAAAAACTGGGCCGGGTACGATGTTGTAAAATATCAAAAGAAGATCAAAGACCTAGTGGATCATTATGGCGCAAAGACCATACTTGATTACGGGTGTGGTAAGGGATTACAATACAAAGAAAAACTTCCGTACAGCCAAACAGGAAGTGTGGGCATACCCGAAAGCGACTGGAGAACATTTGATGAGTATCTAGGAGTCAAAGTGTATTGCTACGACCCTTGTGTTGCTGAATTTGATCAGTTGCCTCCGAGAGGTACCAAGTTTGACGGAGTAATTTGTACACAAGTATTAAACAGCATACCAGATGATGACATGACTTGGGTACGCGAGTTAATGGAAAGTTATGCCAGAAAGTTTTGCTTTATTGGATTGAATTTTCAACGTGAAGCCAAGAGTAAAAAGACCATGTATGATCCTGCATATTTTTGTAAACCACGCACTAGAGAATTCTTTCGTAGTTACTACCAAGACTGGACAGGCGGTGATTTGTTTTGGTGGTTCAAAGACCGCGAGTACTATCCAGGATGGTTAGACGATCAACTCAGTGGTGATTGGTCAGATGTTCCTGCAACATGGACTGGCAAGTACAAATATGTAGAGGTAAATCACAGATGATTATTGATCCAAATTATCAAAACCAGCTGGCAACCATGCACGGTCGTGGGCAATTTGTTAGAGGCAGTAAAATTTTAAAAAACATAAAGCCATTTATTGATCAATACCAACCCAGTAGCTTATTAGACTACGGCTGTGGTCACGGAGCATTGATAGCCAGTATTCAAGAACTGTATCCTGCTATGCGTGTGGAAGGGTATGATCCAGGCAATCCCACTCACAATCGAATGCCCAAACGCAACTTTGATGTTGTTGTGAGTGCAGATGTATTTGAACATATTGAGCCTGCATACCTTGACCAAACATTAACACTAATACGTGGTAAAATACAAAAAGCTGGTTGGTTTAGAATTGCTTGCTATCCAGCTAAAAAGCACTTGCCTGATGGGCGCAATGCACACCTAATTGTAGAGACTCCCAAGTGGTGGCGAGATCGCATATTAACTGTTATGCAACTGGCCATAGTCAAGGAAGATATTAGTGTGTTTGACAAAAGTCGCAAGTGGCCCGATATTGTGGGACACAATTACGATGTGGTAGTCGAAGTCAAATAAGGCAAGAACTTTTGGTACACAAGGCCTTGTCGAGCATCGGCATCACTCCAGTGTGCTGCCGATAAATCTTGAATCCATTGCTGCCGATCAAATATTTCTGGAAATTCAATACGTGATATGTCTCGGTTGGCCACTGCCCAACTAACACAACTTGCATCGTCTGCAAACACAGGAATGCCAGCACACACAGCAGCCACGCTGGCAGAACTATTGAATAATACCACTGAATGTGCGCTGGCTAAATTATCTACCAACTTACTATGTGCAGGATCAATTACAGTGGTATTTGGATAGCGTACTTTTGAAAAATCTGTCATTTGATATGCACCGGGGTGTGGCCTTACAACAATTTGTCTTTTAGTATATTGACGAATGATTTTGATTTTATCTTCCAACCATGCCAACGGACTCAAGGTCTTCATGGAAAAACCTCCGTCGCGTTGCATACAGATTAAAATATACCCGTCTGCATTGTGTTTCACTGCTTGTAGTTGTATGTTTAATTGCTGACTGATCTCTGTCCATTTTTCAGGACCACTGTTGTTGTTTGCATACTCAGCACGATCATAAAACGGGCCGCCAAGGCTATATCGCAAGTATGTGCCTGCATCATCTAAATACTTCCAGCAACTGGCATCAATGCACATGGTGTTAAATCCACGACGTTGCTGTTCGGCAATTATTTCTTTTCGCAAAGTGATATTACGGCCGCCTGTGTTGGTTGTTGCCCAGCCTAACATCACTGCCAATCTGCTGGGACGGTATTTAAAATCCCATTCCACGTGGACTCGATGCCCTGAGGTTTTAACCCCTTCGGCAAAACTTTCTAGGCAGGCAATTTTTCTAGTGTGCTTTCGAGGATTTGCTACACTACTGATATAAACAACAACATCAACGCTCATTTAGAATACGCCAGGCAGTACCGTCCCGCATTTCTACTTCGGTAAACTGACAATAGGCTAGACTACGTGCCCATGCATCAACTTCATCCAAGGATGGTATAAACGGATTTTCAATGTCGGCAATATTTCTCCTGCACAAGGGTGCGGCTGCATTGGGTCCTAGTGCAAACGCTGGCTTGCCCAGCAACAAGGCTTCTGTGGCAGCAATGCTTGAAAATGTTACTAAACAATGCACATCTTGGTCCAACGCCATTTCCATAGTGTCGTGATTGACTCTGGTACTGCGTCCTTGTTTAGTGCGTACTACAATTGGTCGATCGGTGTGATTTCTTAATTGTGTTTGTGTGGTTTCAAGCCACTCTTCTAAATTGATATCATATAGGTTTAGTAATTTTTGGCTAGGTGGTGCCAACAGTATGTTTGTGCCGGACGTAAACTTTTTAAACTTTACACCTGTTGCATCTAGTCTATCTCTAGGACGTTCTATAACCGGACCAAAATACTGTACATCGTTCTTTGTAATGCGATGATATAACTTGCGTTTGCCATTGCCAAAGTAACCAGTGTCCATGTAGTAAAAATCTCTACCAACATCTCGACAGCTTTCCATTTGCTTGCGTTTGGTAATACCGCGCAACACAGCTGGCGTCATTGAGCGTTCTTCTTTTTCCCAGTTGCTGAGTTGCCCACCTGCGCCTTGCACAAAACTTCGTAGTAGTGGGTCGTACATATGACCTTTTCTTTCGTATCTATACTCACTATCCAATGCCACAACCTGATCAATTGGTATAGCAGCCAATTGTTGGTGTAATACTTCTAACGTAATTCCATAGTACAATCCTGCAGGATCTACTCGATATTTTAATATATTATCAAACAAATATCTTATTTCAGGTACAGTTTGATCAAGCACATGCGGAGGTGGTGGCGCTGAAGGTGGAGGTGGAACGTAATTGGTTTC